AGTTTTTTTAAAACCCGCCCCCCCCCCCCTTTGCCCCATTCTTCACGTTCCCGGCCACCCCGTATTGGGACGCCATGACCTTCGACTTCCTGTGCAAGCCTGAGATCGTCGCCATCCTTCAACTGCTGGGCTGGCTGCTGCTCGCGTTCGCCGCCTTCCACGCAATCAAGATCGCGCTCACATGATCAACCTAATCGCATTCGTGACGATGCAAGCCGGGTGGCTCAATGACCTGACCGAGTACATCCGCAGGCAGGTGGAGCGGCTGTGGACTGCCATTGTCGAGTTCTTCCGTGACCTCGTGCTGTACGCGATCGAACAAGTCCTGGACTTGGCCGCACACGCGCTGGAAAAGCTGCCGGTGCCGGAGTTCATGACCGAATACAAGCTCGGGACGCTGTTCGCAAATGCGGGGCCGACCATCGCGTGGTTCGTCAATATCTTCAAGATTCCCGAGTGCATGACCGTGGTGTCGCTCGGAATCGTGTTCTTCATCACCCGGAAAATTCTGACCTTGGGGAAGTGGTGACATGCTAGTTTTCAACGAGGGCGTGCCGCGCGCAGGCAAGAGCTACGACGCGGTCAAGAATCACATCCTGCCCACGCTAAAGAAGGGGCGTCGGGTGTTTGCGCGCCTCAATGGCCTGCACCACGAGCGCATCGCCGAATACTTGAACATGCCCGTGGATGAGGTCCACAAGCTGCTGACGCTGGTTGAGACCAAGGACGTTGCAACGACCTTCGTATGCTCCAGGCATCCAGAAACCGGCCAGTGGTGCATCCCCGATGAGTTCAAGGATGCGCTCGTCGTGATCGATGAGGTGCACGAGTTCTACGTCGCACAGCGCAATCAGCTGCCGGAAGAAGTGGAGAACTTCTTCGCTCTGATCGGCCAAAACGGCGGCGACGTGCTGATCATGACGCAGTGGATCAACCGCGTGCATCAGGCGGTCAGGGCGCGTATCGAGCGCAAGAACGTCTTCCAGAAGCTCACCGCCGTGGGCCTGAAATCGCGCTACCGCGTCACGTATTACCACACCACTAGCCCGGGCAAATTCGAAGTCGTTGGCGGTAAGACGCTCAAATACGATCCGGCCATCTATCCGCTGTACCACGGTTATGCGGTCGGCGCCGAGAATGCAGAGGTGTATGAGGAAGGCGGCACCAACATTTGGAAGCAGCTTGCGCCCAAGATCGCCATTGCTGCTGTGGGCCTTGTTGTTGGCATCTGGGCGTTCGGCGGATACTTCATTAGGATGATGGGCGACGATGAGCCGGAAGCTGCTGTAGGGCCCCCGGCGGGCCCAAGGGAACCGCGGGGGCGGGCCCCCCACAAGCCGATCAGCGCCGCCGCTGTGCCGGCCGCAGCCGTTGCCGTGGCCGCGGCCGATCCACTGGCCGGGATGACCGTCGAACAGCGCTACGTAGCCGCCATGACCCAAGCGAATCGGATTCGACTGGCCTTTACCGCTCGGTTCGGAGAACGCTCGGTGGGTATGGTCGAATGGGTCGATGGCTCAGGCAACACCGTGGATCAGTTGACCTTCGATGCACTGATTGCGATGGGCTACCAGTTGAGGGTCGCGGTATATGGGGTGCGCCTGACGGCGGGTCAGTTTGAGACGGTGGCAACGGCGTGGCCGAGGGAAGCACCCCGGCGCGAAGAAGAGCCAACGCTGTACCGCCTGGACAGTGACCGTGCTGCCGCTGGTTCTGCGAGCGTAGCGAGTGGAAGCGGCGGCGGCGCGGGCGCGGTCATGGCGGCGAGTAGTGGAGGCACAATCGTGCGCGTAGGTGAGCGCCCCATGGGCACGTTCCCGGAATCGAAACCCTACCCGCCAAGCTTCTGATTAGCGTGACGCATCACGGGCAGCGGTCGCGCGGCGAAAGCACCCAGCCGCCGTCCGCCGCCATCTGCCGATAGGGCTTGCCTGCGAAGCACTGCACGTTGCTCGATGGCTGGTCACCGCAACGGGAGCCGGGCAGGTTCTCCCAGCCACCGTCGATTCGGCGGAACATCATCCCGTTGATGCAGCGCATCCCGTCACTTTGGCGACGGACTGTGGCCTCAGCTTGATCGCGCCGAGCCCTGATTTCTGCGAGGTTCGCAGCACTCGGGCGAGCTTCAGCCTCAGCCCGCACCGGCAGTTCCGTGCGCTGGGATTCCGCTGGCTGGCCTGCGTCCAGAAATCGCTGGTTCCATGCACTGTTGGTGCGACCAAGCATCAGGACGCCAAACGTGCCAAGGCTCAACAGCGTGAGAAAGCCGGTGATCAGCCACGGAAAGTTCCAGCGGCTGCGCTGGATAGGCGGCAGGTATTCCGGTCGTTCGCGTTCCATACGTCCCCCAAGGCGTCCTGCGCGCATTGTAGCCGGGGTGTAGGGGCAGCGCCCCTACGGAAGCGCCTCACACGCGCTGGCGTCGTTTCGGCCCCGGTACCGGCAGGACACCTGCAGGTGGCTCGGCGTCGGGACCAGCCATCACCCTGGGCAAACGCACTTCGTTTCGTCTACGCACAACGAGCTGGAGATCTACGATTTCAGAACCCTTGTAGGACAAGGGTTTCCGCGACTTCTGTCCGGGTAAAGAGGATCTCGCGCCCTCCATCAACCGGCGCCATTCCTGC